TACGATGAGTACGGCGACCTTATAGCATTCTCCCGTGAGTACAACAAAACGGATAGCAAAGGCATACAAACCTCACGCCTAATGGTCATCGATAACCAAAATGTAACAATTTACAGCAACGGCACGCAAAAAGAGAAATATCAACACGGATTTTCCAAAATACCTGTTATCTATATGAAGCGTGAACGACCATTGTGCGATAAAATTCGTACACTCCGTAATCGCCTTGAGTTGCTCTTGTCCAATTTTGCCGATTGTCTCGACTACAATTTCTACCCCAAATTAGTAGCTTCAGGCGATGTGAAAGGCACTCGTAATAAAGGAACGGGAAGCGAGATAATTCAACTTGAAAACGATGCACAAGTGTCCTACCTCACTTGGCAACAGTCCCCCGATATGGCAAAATTAGAGTTTGATAACCTCACCTCCCGCTGTTATGCACTAACTAACACCCCACAAATTACGTTTGAGGCTTTGCAAGGTATCGGCAACGCCCTCAGCGGTAAGGCATTTAAGTTTATGTTTATGGGTACGCATATGGCAGTGAGCAATCACGCTGAGACTGTAGAAGAGTTCTTACAACGCCGTATCAACTTCCTATTGTCTGCAATAGTAAGCCTTATCCCTAAATACGCCAGCATTGCCAAACAAACACAAGTCAGTATAGAGATTGTACCTTATATGATTGACAGCTTAACCGAAAAGATAGCCGACGCGGTTAGTGCTGTGCAAGGAGGGGTTGCTTCACTTAAAGAAGGTGTTATTTTGGCAGGTATCACTGACCGCGTAGATGAAGAACTCGCTCAAATAGAGAAAGAAAAAGGAAAGGAAGTGTTTAAGGATTAGCAAAAATGAACTTAGAAAAGTGGAATGAATATCACCAAAACCAAACCGAAAGGGACGTTTCTAAACTCCTTCATCTATTTGATGAGGTGCTAAAAATGGTAGTGATGTACTATGGGTTGCAGACTATCAAAGATGAGTTCTTTTCCTTTACCTTGTACCCTGTACTGAACAATAAAGTAAAATCACTCTTTGAAAAGTTTAACAACGTATTTTCTCAAAAGATGAATTACTGTATAGACAAGCACTACCAGCTATCTAAGGACAAGTTTAAAGACGTGTTTACTAACATTCATCATTCACAAAAAGGGGAAGATACTCTACAAAGCCTTGTGATGAAAGAAAAGAAGCGTATGCTTTCAGGTAAGGTGTGGAACTTAACACAACAGTATCGCACTGAAATAGAAATGGCATTAGATGTAGCCATACACGAGGGAACACCAGCTAATCAGCTCACATCTGTACTAAAGAAGTACCTACAAAACCCTGATACCCTTTTCAGAAAGTACCGAGATAAAAACGGTGTTTTACAACTCTCGCAAAAAGCAAAGGAATATCGCTCAGGACAAGGAGTATATAGGAGTGCGTACAAGAATGCCGAACGCTTGGCACGTACAGAGATAAACATAGCTTATCGCACCGCCGATATAGAACGCTGGCAAAGTATGGATATGATAGTAGGCTACGAAATCAAGCGAAGCAAGCACCCTCACGGTTGTGAAATATGTGATATGATGAAAGGTATATACCCTAAGAGCTTCGTATGGGTAGGTAATCACCCAAACTGCCGTTGCTATATGACCCCTGTATTCAAAAAAGATATAGCAGGGAAAGAAATTTATATCAACCCTAAATTAACGGAATGGATAGCCCAAAATGAGAATAAAATTGCAACGGCTAAGAGTATGCCAATGTTTTTGTGGGGTATAGACAGACAAAGCGAAGGAGTATCACAAAGAGTAATACAGGCAATACAACCTTTCAGTAGGAGTACTTATGTAGCCTTTGAACCTTTCTCACCTGTGATTATTGAGCGTTTGAAGAAGATAAAACACAACACCGATAAGCAAAAACTATTACAAGAAATCATAGACGATGAAAGGGCAAAACTTGTCTTTCAGCACAAGACAAACGGAGCAAAAACAGTCCTTTTTGACCTACACAGAGGTAAAGGAGAAAACCTAAAAAATACTTTAGTAATGGCTAAAGCTCTCAATGAGAAAGGAAAGTCTGTTGCTCTATTGCCTGAATATGATAAGATTAGAAGTGCCGATGCTATTGTGCAGTTTAAGGAAAAGTTAGTGATTGCTGATTTCAAGTATCTAAAATCAAAAAAGATAAACACCCTACAAAAAGAATTACACGAAGGGTTTGAGCAAGCGAGTACAATTGTCTTAAAGTTAGAGAAAGGTAACGCTGATTTGTTTGTACAATCTATTGAGTATTTAAAGAGGAATGAAAGAAAAATTGGAGATTTGATACTAATAAACAAATATGATAATATATTAGAGTTATCATATAAAGACATTAATTTAGGTAAATACAGAAAATTAGTAAGAGGATTTTTCTAAAATAAAAACCACCCTGAAAATATTGATAATTCAAGGTGGTTAGTGAGCTTCGGGATACTATACCGCCATTACGCTCTGGTGGGCGTTGCCCTTGTAAAAGTTCACATTTGCGCTCTTTTACATTGCAAAGGTACAAAAATATTTTTAAATAGCAAATATCTAAAAAATATTTTCACCAAAAGCCCCTTAATTGGGGCTTTTTTTATTGAATGATAGCACGCCCTTTTCAGTCTAAGCCATAGAAAAACTTGTAAAATTATCTATAACAAAAAAATACTAACTTTTTCACAACACACAAAGATACAACCTAACACCTACCCCCTTATCTTTGCATTATAAAATAATAGTACTAAAAATCAATATTTTATGTTTAAAGAAAAAATTCTCCAATTGCTCAAAACTAAGTATGCAGCATTAGGGTTGAGCGCGCAAGTGCTTGAAGGAGTAGCTACTAATTTAAGTACTTTCGTAACCGAAGAAGCACAAGTAGAACCAGCTGTTGCTGGGGCTGAATCTATGCTAAAACATCTCCAATCGTTCGCCGATAGTCGAGTAAACACTTTCAAAAACGAAAGTGAAAAATATAAGAAAGAAGCTGAGGATTGGAAAGCTAAATTTGAAAAGGGTAACGAGTCCGCTGACACGCAACCTACACAAGGGGGCAATCAGCAACAACCTAATTCCGAACTCGCCACCGTGCTCGAAAAACTCAACGCACTGCAAGACACATTTGCAGAGTTCCAAAAAGGTCGTACCTCCGAAACCCTCAAAGAACAATTCGTTAGGGCAATGAAAGAGAAAAACATACCCGAAAGTTACTACACCCCAGCACTCGCAGGGCGTAATTTTGCTGACAATGCTGCTGTCGAAACTCTTACTATAGAAGTAAGCAACGGCTTTGAAAAGCAAAAACAAGAACTTGCTGACTTAGGTTTCTCTTACTCTAAAGCTCCTGACAACCCAGACACTCCTCTTAAAGAGGAAGAGGCTCTTGCTAAACAAATCGAGCAAGACACTCAAAAAATAGTGGAAGCTCAAAAAGCAACTGCTACAAATCACTAACATTAAATAATAAACAAAATGCCAGCAGGAATTAAGTATGACCTTAAAGGTCAAGAAGTAGAGAAAGAACTCTACAATGTAAAAACAGGCTACCGATTGGCAGGAGGTTTTAATCTTGAAGACAATGATATAGCAGAGGGTACTTATGTACCTGTATTAGCTCCTTTGTCTGTGGATTTTAAAACCCGTATTGCCAAAGTATCAAAGGCTGTAAAAGCTACTGAAAACATTGACAATACTACCCTAAAAATCCAAAAGGGAAGCCTTGTTAAAAAAGGTATGCACATTGGCAACGGTACGAAAGGCGCAACCATTTCAGCCATCGACACTACCAATGCCAATTACGACACCCTTACCCTGTCAGCTACCATTGACGGGGTAAAAGCAGGAGATGTCCTCTTTGAAGCCAAAACCGTAGCAGGTAAAGAAGTCAAAAATCCCGCTAATTTCCTTAACTATGCAAGGGTAAAGAAAGAAGCAGGGGCAACTGTTACCGCTCTCGGTCAGGCGTATGAAATCCAAACAGAAAAGCTCTACACCCCCGTATCGGAACAAGATAAGGCAACGCTTGGGGCAAGATTTATGTTCATTTAAAACTCAAAAACTATGATTTTAACATTAGAAAAACTTTTTAACAGCCCACTTATCATTAAGGCGGTAATTGATAGGGTAATGCAAACTACCCTTGATACTATCGTATGGAAACGATATTTAGATTTTGAGGAAACCAAATCACGTTTGTTCAAAACCTATCTTGGTACCGTTACGGGTGTGGTTATGGGTTCAGTGATTGACAAGAACTCTAACAAACCTATCCGTGAGCGCAAAACGCTTGGCAGTGGTACTGGTGAGGTTGCCGACTTAGGGAACTCTTTCCAAATGGACAATGAACGCCTTAGTATCGTGCAACAACTCATCGACAAGTACAACCAAGCAGGGGCAGGGCAACCTGCTGTACTTACCGAAATCATCAACTACCTTGCAGATGATATTCGTCAATGTACCCTTGCGCCTCATAAGCGTATGGACTATGTTGTGGGACAACTCATATCTACAGGAGTAGGTGAGGTCAAATTGGACGACAACAAAGAGGGTATTACTCTTATGAAAATGGAACTCCCTGTAATGAAGTTTGACCCTACAACTGCCGAAAAAACTAATTTCATCGCCTACTTGCAAAAGATAGTCGAAGAAACTCGTGCTAAAGTAGGTACATTTGCTCTTATGGAAATGACACGTAGCACTTTCAACAAGCGCATTGTAGCTTCTGATGAGTTCAAAAACACCTACAAAATGGTATTAGGCAACGCACAAATAGGCGTTGCAGGGGGTATCATTACCGAAGCAATGGCGAACCAATTACTTACCGGTATAGGATTACCTCCTCTTCGTATTGTAGAAGACTACGTGGTGAAAGAAGATGGTACAAGTACTAACATCTTTGCCGATGAGCGTATTGCCTTGTTGCCAACTACAAAAATAGGTAAGATGATGTGGCATCAACCTTACGAGCTTGCTGACCGTGTTCCCGATAGAACCTACACTGTATTAGAGGGTGGTCATTTTATCACCACTAAACGTACAGAAGAAGGTCGTTTTGTGGAATATGGTTGTGAGTGGATACCAAACATCACCGCTCCTCAGCGTATGGCAATCATCAACACTTCTAAAATGGGATAATATGACAAAAAAGGATTATTTCCGTCAAAGGTTTGCCTCTTTGGGGCTTTCTCTCACTGAGGCTGACCTTTTAGATTTAAATGTCCCAAATTTAGAAGACGAAGCTAAAAGCAAAGAGCAGGAACAAATGTACATTGCTTTTATTAAGTTTATACCGCAAATACTCTTGCACCCAACCTCAATATCTGAAGGAGGCACAAGTATATCACGAGCAAACAAAGATGATATTATAGCATTCTATGGTAACGAATGTAAGCGGTTAGGACTTAAAGACGAACTTTCTAAGAAACCAAGAGTGATATTTTTATGATATTAGATAATGGCACAATACAAGTACAAACCATAGTAGGAGGCGGACTTGTGGACGGCATACCTCAATCAGGGGTAGCTGAATGGAGCGAGCCTATACCTTGTCATATTGTAGCAAACACTCTTAATCAGCGAGGAGTGTTTAAGGATAGTACTTTTACACAAAGCTCTTTTACTGTGTGGTTTGATTATGGTTTGTATGTATTCAGTGCCAAGAGGGTACGTCTCTTTAACAACAAAAATGAGGTATTAGGAGAGTTTGAAGTACAAAGCATTGAGCACGCCGATTTAGTGGGTAGAACAAAAATCACTGTATAATGATAGAAGGAAAGCTAAACATTACCTTTGATAAAATCAAAGAAAAGTATATCAATGAAGCTACAAATAAATTCATTGAGGTTGGCGAACGATGTATCATTGAAGCACGAGATAATGGGGCATATACCGATAGAACAGGC